AAGAAAGATACAGAATCCTGGTGAGTTAGATCAGACGATCAAGGCTATGCAAGATTCTGGCTACATAAAGTTGGAGGGAAATCTAATTTTTCCAAAAAAGTAATTGCGTGCCAAACTAAATAATGTTATACTGCGAAGTTCGTGTGTTAACAGAGAGGAATTATGAAATTAAATATTGATATAACTAAAGATAATATGTTACCCAAGAATGCTGTGGATATCTTGCGTGACAGGTACATGTTGCCAGAAGAAATAAGTCCACAAGAATCATTTGCTAGAGCTTGTATGGCTTTCGCAGACAACAAGGCACACGCTGAGAGACTATATAAATATGTATCTAATCTTTGGTTTATGTTTGCCTCACCCTTGCTATCTAATGGTGGCACAGACAGAGGCTTACCTATATCATGTTTTTTAAACTACGTACCAGATAGCAGGACTGGACTGGCTGATCACTATACAGAGAACATCTGGTTATCTAGTATGGGGGGTGGAATAGGTGGTTATTGGGGCCATATTCGCTCACAGGGACAGTCAACTAGTAAAGGTAATAAAACCACAGGGGTTATTCCTTTTATGCACGTAGTGGACTCACAAATGGTAGCATTCAACCAGGGGTCTACGAGACGTGGATCGTACGCTAGTTATATGGACATCTCTCACCCAGAGATCATAGAGTTTATGGAGATGAGAAAGCCTAGTGGTGGTGACGTTAACAGAAAGAATCTAAACCTACACCATGGTGTAGTCATATCAGATAAGTTTATGAAGTCAGTAGAAGGGGACTTGGATTGGGATCTAGTAGATCCGAACAGCAAAGACGTAGTCAAGACTGTAAAAGCTAGAACCCTGTGGATAAAGTTATTAGAGACAAGAGTAGCAACTGGAGAACCATACATTATGTTTGGTGACACGGTACAAAAAGGGTTGCCAAAAGAATTAAGAGCAAAAGGTTTAAAGGTACATCAATCTAATTTATGTAGTGAGATTACATTACCTACAGCAGAAGACAGAACAGCAGTGTGTTGTTTGTCTAGTTTGAATTTAGAATACTTTGACGAGTGGTCACAAGATGAAATGTTTATAGAAGATATTGTTAGAATGTTAGATAATACTTTAGATTCATTTATCAAATCTGCCCCCTCTACTATGTGGAGAGCAGTTAAGAGTGCTCAATCAGAGAGATCTATTGGACTAGGCACGATGGGTTTCCATTCTTATTTACAAAAGATTGGCATAGCTTTACAAAGTCCTATGTCTATGGGGCCTAATTTAAAAATATTTAAACACATAAAAAAGAAATGTGATAATGCCAACTACCTTCTTGGAAAAGAAAAAGGTGAAGCACCAGATATGAAAGGCACTGGTAAAAGATTTTCACACATGACAGCCATTGCACCAAATGCAAGTAGCTCCGTTATATGTGGCAACACATCACCAAGTATAGAACCTTTGCGTGCAAATGCATTCTCTCAAAAAACTTTGAGTGGTTCTTTCTTGTTAAAAAATAAATATCTAGAACAACTATTAGAAAAGAAAGGGATGAATACAAAAGATGTTTGGTCAAGTATTATTACTTCTGGAGGAAGTGTTCAGCATTTGGACTTCCTCAATGCACACGAAAAGAACGTGTACAAAACCGCAATCGAAATCGACCAAGCTTGGTTGGTTGACCTCGCGGCCGAAAGACAAAAGTACATCTGTCAAGCGCAATCATTAAATTTATTTTTTGCACCAGACGCAGATGTTAGAAGATTAAATAATGTTCACAAGAGAGCGTGGACAAAAGGATTAAAGACTTTGTATTACTTACGAAGTGAAGCTATCAAGAGAGCAGAGAATGTATCTTTAAAAGTAGAGAGACAAGTCCGAGCAGATAGCAATGAAGATGAATGTGTAGCGTGTCAAGCATAAGGAGGAAACATGTCAGTATTTGAAGCACGAGATTATTACAAACCATTTAAATATCCATGGGCTTTTGAAGCTTATGATATGCAACAGAAAATGCATTGGCTTCCTAGTGAAGTACCGTTACATGAAGACGTAAACGATTGGAACAATCGTATGGATAATGCAGAAAAAAATTTAGTTAAACAAATATTAACCTTCTTTACACAAGGAGATGTTGATATTGCACAAGCTTATATGGATGTCTACATGCCTATGTTTAAACAACCAGAGATAAGAATGATGTTGTCTGCTATCGCAACTAGTGAAGCAAACCACGCACACTCTTATTCTTTGTTGAATGACACAATAGGTATGGATGACAAAGAGTATCAAGCATTTCAAGAATATGCGGCCATGAACGACAAGCATGAATATCTCTGGCAAAATAAGGGGGGCACAAGGGATGAACAACTTGTTCGAGACATGGCTGTATTCTCAGCATTTGGCGAAGGCTTGCAACTGTTTGCAAGTTTCGTCATGTTGCTGAACTTCCAACGTCATGGTAAGATGAAAGGCATGGGGCAAATTGTTGCATGGTCTATTCGTGATGAGTCACATCATGTAGAAAGTATGATTAAATTATTTCACTGTCTACTAGATGAGAAGCCACACGTTTGGAATGACAATTTTAAAAAGAGTTTATATGAAATATGCAGAGACATGGTAAATCTTGAAGATAGATTTATAGATCTAGCTTTTGAGTTAGGCCCTGTTGAAGGACTCGAACCTCACGAAGTTAAGCAATACATACGACACATAGCTGACCGCAGACTGCTGCAACTAGGATTAAAACCTAACTTTGGTGTTAAAGATAATCCTTTAGAATGGGTAGACTGGGTAGTAAATGGAGTAGAACATGCAAACTTTTTTGAGAACAGGTCAACAGAGTACGCAAAAGGTACACTTAAGGGTAGTTGGGCAGATGCTTTTTAGCTTGACACAAAATCTAAAGTGTGCTATTATTACAGAATAAGGGGGGCAGAAAGGCAAGCTGATTTAGGTTGGTTTGCCTTTAGCTTTTTTAGGAGAAGTGTGTGAAAAAATTTGAAGGTATAAGTAAAGATAAGTTTATTGGTGGTTGGTATATACCACATGATATCTGTGACAAGTTAATAGAATGGTATCACGACAATAAACAGAATCAAGTCGAAGGTGTGGTTTATAATCAACACTTTGAAAAAGGTTTTGCTATTGATCCTAGTTATAAAGAGTCAACTGAAATAGGTATCTCACAAAACAACGGAGACTATCCGATCAATCAATACAGGGTATGGCAACAAAGAGTTTTAACAGCATACCTCAGAGAGTATCCCGATTGTAATGAAATGCTAGATCCTTTTAATATAAACGAAACGTTTAATCTACAATACTATGCCCCGACCCAAGGTTTCAAAAGATTACATGCCGAAAGAACTGGTGTTAAAATGTCTAAAAGAATTTTAGTATTCATGACATATCTTAATGACGTGCCAGGCGGAGGTACAAAGTTTCCCAGCCAATCATTTACAGCACCTGCAGAAAAAGGTTTAACATTGATATGGCCTGCGGAATGGACACATGCCCATGCGGGGCAGATTAGTCAAACTAACGAGAAGTATATTATAACAGGATGGTATTCATTTAATGATTGATTTTACACAAGACGAATTAAAAAAGTATATCAAGGAGTATCAAAAGCGTAGTAAAGAAGCATACTCTAGATCTCGCTCGATGCGTGTTGACCCAAAAGAAAAAGCAAAATATCACAGAGAATATTTAGATTGTCAAGCTATGATACGTAACATAAATTACAAGATGACAAAAGATACATGGTTGTATAATGACTTACCCAACGGTCATTTTGTAAAACACTTTAGAGTTCTAGCTTCTGGTGATCCAAACAGGGTAGGTAAATTAGTAGACGGATTTGGAAGGGAGTATGATGTACCAAGAAAAAGAAACTAAATATGACGGGTATGCTAAAAAATTATTCTATGATTTTAGAAGAGGTAAGAAAGGCAAGGTGCCTATATGGGAAAGACTAGATTTTAAAGACAGAGATGAGTGGCGTGGAATAGCACAAACTTTAAAAAGAGAACGAAAAGAACTTAGAAAACAGGAGATAGAACATGGACACAAATTTACAAAAAGCAGTCAACGCTTTAGTGTTAGCCAAAGGAAATAAGTCCGAAGCAGCTAGACGTTTGGGTATTCCTAGACCCACTCTTTGTGATAGAGTAGCCAAAGCCAAGAGACAGAACATAACACCAACTGTTAAGTCTCCTGACTTAGAGGTAGCTTTAGCAGAGCAGAAGATGACACATGACATACAGATACGAGATCTTAAAAGTCAATTAGAAGAAGCAACATTGCAAAATGTTACAGCTAGTTACATACGTAAACACGTATTTAAATTAGGGGAGTATGATCCCAGCCCACCCAAGTGGACAATCAAATCAACACCATCTAAAAATACACCAGGCGTACCTACATTATTCTTATCTGACTTTCACTATGGTGAAGTAGTTAAGAAAGATGCTGTTAATAATCTAAACAACTTTAATAAAAAGATATCACAAGATAGATTAAAAAGCACTGTGGAAAATGCAATAGACTTATGCCATAATCACATGGTTAATCCTAAATACCCTGGCATAGTATTAGCTTTGGGTGGTGATATGATGTCTGGTAATATACATGATGAGTTAACAGAATCAAATGATGGCACAACAATAGACCATGTGTTAGAATTATTTGATCAGATGATCTGGACAATTAGCACATTAGCTGATAAGTTTGGTAAGGTATTTGTACCTACGTGTTATGGTAATCACTCTCGTGCTTATCAACAATATAGAAATAAAGAAGCGGCACATTTAAGTTTTGATTGGATGCTGTATAATTTATTGGAGAAACATTTTAAATCTGTTAACGATAACAGAATTAAATTTCAGATACCAACTGGATTCGATACGTATTATAAAGTATACGACACTACATATCTACTAACACACGGCGATAGGCTTGGTGTGCGAGGAGGTACAGGTATTGTTGGAATGCTTGGGCCTATTGCGAGGGGAGTTCAGAAGGTTAGATCAGAATATACAAACCTTGGTAAGTCCATTGACTATGTTATCATGGGGCACTTCCATCAGTATATATCTATCAAAGGAGCCATTGTAAATGGTTCACTCAAAGGTTATGATGAGTACGCTATGAGTAATCGTTTTGCTTTTGAGACACCTAAACAGGCTTTATGGTTTACACACCCACAACATGGTGTAACTTTTCAAGTGCCTATCATTTGTGAAGAAGCACCTGTTAAGAAACGTAGTAAACAATGGCTTCAATGGGCCGCATAAATCCGATTCATTGGGGGCTTGAATGTGCCCCCTTTGTCTGGTATAATAGCAGATTGATTGGAGGAAACTATGGATAATAATCAACCAATGACACCAGGATATGAATTTGCTATGGGTATTGTAAAAATTGGCGGAGACGCCGTAAAGGTAGAGGATAACGATGGCGATCAGCAGAAGTCAGACGACTCAAACGATTAAAAGAAAACCATCAAAATCTAAAACTGGATTAACAGAAAAGGGTAAGGCTCCTAGATTTAGAAAGAATAAGAAAAAATCTATGCCTAGTACAAAAGTTAAAGGTCTTAAATTAAAAATTAAAAGACCAACTAAAACTCACTATGATTTAATAGAAGAGGCTTATCCAGATGTGGAGATAGATTAATGATAAAAGTATTTATGGCAATAATAATTACATCAATGCCAAACTGGCCATCCGTAAAGTATCAAGGATATTTATATCCAGATATGGATACTTGTTTGGCATCAACTGAAATGTATGTACAAAATTATAAAGAATACGCCAAGAGTCAAGGTGATCACGATGCTCATTTTGATTCTATATGTTTTGAAGTAGACTCATATCCAATAGAGTTATTTGAAGAGATGAAGTTAGGAATACAACATAATGCCTGAGTGTATTAATTGTGGTCATGCGTGTCATTGTAGCAATGGTGGTTCTTGTTTGGGCGGTCAATGTGAATGCTCTAACTGCGAACACGACGATACAGAGACAGAAAGAGTTTGGGATGGCGGGTATTAGAGATTTAATATCAGAACTTGGAATGATGATTGATGGCACCAAGATGGATAACATACTTAGAGATAAGTATGGGTTTTCCAATGAAACATTAAACAATTATGCTGAAACTGTAGCAGGTATTGAAAGTGATTATGGAAAAAATATAGACAATCCAGATTCTACTGCAAAAGGTATATATCAATTTACAGATGCAGGATTTAAAACTGCAGTACAGAGAGCAAAAAATGTATATGAAGCTGAAGGATACACCGTACCTTTATGGTTATCAAAAGCAGAAGAAGTGGGAATAAAAGGTTTAACACCAGCACAACAAAAGGATTTATTCTTTGCAAACTTACAACAAAATCCAGATCCCACTATGGATTTATTAAAGAAATATGAAGAAGGTGATAAAGAAGCTGGGTATAATTTATATGCTAAATATCACCACACCAAACCAGATAAAGCTACTGAAGAAAGAGCATATAAATTCTTTGGTATAGAATCATAATGAATGGAATGGTTAATAGCAATTATTACAGGAGCGATTGTCCAAGGGGGCATAAAGGAAGTAACCCAAGTAACGAATGGAGGAACTAGAATGTTAGGAGGATTGCCTGTAGAAATGATTACAATGCTTGGCTCAAGCGTACTTGGTGGAGTTATGTCTATCTGGTCGCAGAGTATTAAAGCAAAACAAGATGAACAAAAGATGTTATTGGCGAGAGCTGAAACACAAATGTCTTTTGTAGAAAAAGCAAGAACATATGAGAACAAGGGGTTTCAGTTTACCCGTAGGATTATAGCTTTATCAGCGGTATTTGCTATAATTGTGTGGCCCAAAATCGTACCTGTATTTTTTGATACAAGCGTTTGGATTACATGGACTGAGTTATCAAGAGGATTTTTATTCTTGATTGAAAAGAAAGAGGTGGTACTAGATAGCGAATACTTTGGAGTGGTTATAACTCCTCTGGATACACACCTAATGTCAGCAATAATTGGTTTGTATTTCGGAGGTAGCCTTGTTAAAAGATAATTTAATACTAGCTTTTCTAGTAACCTTTATACTTTGTATAAGTGTACCAGCATGGGGGGATTCAACTAATGATAACAATGCTCAAACAAATTCGTCAGGCAGTAACACCCAAATTACAGGTGGATACACCTCAACAACGACTAACTCCTACTCTGGAGGGCAGACAAACACCACGACGAGTACCACTACATCAAGCACGAACGGGTCAGAAATACCACCGCCTTCAGCGAACAGCCCATCCTATTCAAGCATGTCTCAAGACGTTTGCTCAATGGGTGTTAGCGGTTCTGTTAGCACTGGCGTATTTGGGCTTTCTGGCGGCAAACATGTAGTCGATTTAAACTGCGAGCGTATTAAACTTGCCAAGGTATTACAAGATTTTGGTATGAAGGTCGCAAGTGTCGCAGTGTTGTGTCAAGATCCTCGTGTATTTATGGCGATGGAAGCTGCAGGCACCCCATGCCCATTTGATGGCAAGATTGGGGCAGAAGCAGCTGCTTTATGGGATACATACGAAGAGTTAAGACCAGATTACAAACTGTATAAAGAACGTATGGAAATTAAAGCAGAAGTAGATGAAGTCATAGCGGCAGAGTTAGCTGATCAAATAGCTAGAGATGAAGAAGCTGCTAGAAAAGCACAAGAAGAACTAGACAAACAATTAGAAAGTCAGATAACAGAAACAGAAGCACCAGTAATATACGTACCTACTATTAATGTTCATCAATGAGGTGGTTATATTATAGCATATGGCTTTCAATAGTCATATCATTTCTATGTATTTATAGCGTTGCGAATAGCACCGAAGTAAATACAGGAAACCTTCTTAACAATTCTACTTTTGGAACTGGTAACACTACAACCACAACTGGTTGGTCTACAGACGGAGACGATGGTATTCACACTCATGGTGCCTGGAATGGATTTCCATATGAAACAGGTATGGATAGCAGTGGAGGTGTGTTAGCATTTGAAGGACACGAAGAAGATAATGTATATCAAGATGTAGATTTAGTTGATGATGGTCATTTAACACAACATCAAATGAATCAAGGTTTTACCTCAACCATGGGGGCAGATGCATGGTTTTGGAATAATATAGAAAACACACTTACTCTTAAACAAACTATTACAGGAGCTGATGGTTCAGTATCTACACAAGTTAGAGAAATAACTGGCACCAGCAGCACAACAGGTAATAAGTTTACAAACTATACAAATCAATACATCCAAGGTTCAAATACACAAACAGATATTACAATTAGAGCAGAGTTATTTAATGAAACTGCAGGCACAGCCTATGATGATTATCATCGTGGACCAGACGTAGATAATGTTACATTAAATGTAACATATGATGACACACCCCCTATTAATGAAGATGCACAGGAAGCTATAGATAATATTGATGAAGATATATACGATATAATAGAAGATATACCAGAAGATTTCTTTGAAGAAGAATTTACTTTTGAAGACGAGTTTATTATGATCGATGTTCTTCCAGAAATAATAGAAGAAGACATGTACTTTGAAGACTTTGAATCTTTCGAAGAGTTTGAAGAGATGTTTGTTGTTTCAACGGAAGACATGGAGATAATAGAAGAAGCTGACATGGAAGTTATTGAGGAAGAAGAAATAGAAATAGCGGAACTAGAAGCAGAAATGGAAATGGAAGTGGCAGAGATGGAAGAAGTCGAGTCACAACCAGAACCAGAAGCTGAACCTGAGATGGAAATCGAAGAAGAAGCTGCCATAGAAGAAACGGAAGAACCAACAAAGGAGGTTCAGAATGAAGAGACTATGGAAGATACTGGTGAATCAATGGAAGAGGAGCCAGAAAACAAAGAGAGCGTATCGGAGGCTAATGAGGATGAAGATGAAACAACTGAAGAAGCAGAACCCGATAGCGAAGAATCTGAGGACACCGAGGTACAGACTGCAGAGGCAGGAGACGAAGAAAAGATATCAACGGAGTCCGAAAAACAAATTGAAATATCTACGGATGTTGGAGGAACTACAGTAGAACTTAAGAAAGTTGAGAAACAACTTAGCAAAATTGATAAGATGTTAATTCAACCAGAGCTAGACTCCTATGAGGAGGTAGAGTTTTATGAGTCTAAAGATATCTATCAAGATGCTAACTTAGAATTATTTGAGAATCAGGTGGATTTGGGTGGCTATAGTGTACAAATATACGCTGGTGTTACCCTGTCTGCCTATTCTGTCAATGATCCTATGCAGATTTTTGAAGAAAGAATGGAATTTTTATCTAGACAAAAGCTATCGATTATGTTAGAATTAAAGAAACTCAAAGGAGATTAAAATGCCACAAACTAAAATGTTAAAAAGAAAAACAAAAACTGGGCCAAATAAAGCAGATGTTGCTGGTAAAAAAGGCGAAACTAAAAAAGCTTTAACCAAAGGCAAACTAAAAAAATTTGGAAAAGCTATTAAATCAGGTGAATTTAAATCTGCAGGAAAACAATATATGAAGGGTGATGTTCCTTTCACATTGATGTCTGCTTATCAAAAGAAAAAGAAAAAAACTTAAGGAGAACTAATGAAAATTATAGAAAAACTTAGTACATATGCCGCACTTATTGGTGTGATTGGAGCGATCGGCGGAGGATTCTATACTTGGGGTCAGTTTAATACTAGACTAGATGCCATTGAATCTACACCAGCTGTAGATTTGTCTCCATTAAAAAATAAAGATAAAGAATTAAACAGTAAAATAGATGAAGCATTATTATATGCTAATGAATATAAAGTAGATCTTATAGACAGAATCAAAAAGGTTGATGATAAAATTGTACCTGTAGATTTAACAACAGTATTTAAAGACATTGCTAAAGTTAGAGAACAAATGGCTATGATAGATATACCTAATATTGATGGACTTAAAAAAGATATTAAAGAAATCAAAGCGGCGTTATCTGAAATGGAAAGACAACTTGCTGTAGTAGCAAAAGAAAACGAATTACAAGATATACTTATAGAAGAGATGAAGACTAGAGCTAATAACCCTTTGGCTAATTAATCTAATCCTAAATTTAGTCTGATGTTTTCTTTCATCATATAAGTTTTCATACCCTCCTTATATCTTCTATACTTAGGATTGATGTCCATCAATGCTTGCTCACGTAACGCACTTATATCTGGTATGTATTGTAAATGTGCTGGTAATTTTCTATTTATTTCTATAATTTCTCTGATAAGTTCTTGCACTCTTTTTTGTGCTGCAGTCATAGCTACATAATCTCTATCTTTAGAAGATCTATACACTTCTTTTAATGCAGATGTTATTCTGTTATTGTATCTTCTTTTTAAATTTCTATTGGCTCCACCTAATCTTCTAGATAAAAATTCTGCTTGTCTTTCTTTAGCCACTATCGCAGGAGTAAATCCTAAAACTTGTTTTAATACATCAAGATTAGTTATGTCATCTGTTATTACAGTTCCATAAGTAGATTCAACATACCTATTATCTGCCATATAAGAAGCTTTTATAAAATTTTGCATAAAGTTTGGTAAAGATTTTTGAACAGCTTTGTGCCAGTTACCTTCTTGTATACCATCTATTGCAACACCTTCAATAGCAGATATGAATACAGAACCTGGCGCACCAAGTAACTCTTCTGCTTTTGCACTAGTTCTAAATCCAGCTACATTTGCCATAGCTTTTAATTGGTTAGAATATGGTACGTTTCCAAAACCAATACGTCTATTAATATCTATACCTAAATATGCGTTTAAAGCACCTTTGTTGTGCATTTCAATAAAGCCTTTACCAAAGTTTGCTTCTCTCATCATCTGTCTTAATTCATTTTCTAAGTCAACATCTATACCATCCAAACCAGGCACATTCTTTATTAACCATTCTATTAAATCTACACCATCATCTATGCCAGGTAATCCAAACATACCTGCTGTTAAATATATCATTAATAATTGTTTTGCTAAGATTTTTCTTCCTAATGCATTTTGTGCTCTACTTCTGCCAGCAAGAGCAGGTTCTATTTTAAAGCCACTCTTATTTCCATACTCATCATATTTACGTTTTATAATTGTTGGATTTAAATTTCTATACATACGACCAAACATTTGTGTTATGTAAGTTTGGAATAAAGCTGGTAATGCTAAAATCCCTCTCATAAATTGTGGTCTGTTAAATTTATTATACTCACCAAAGTTATCAACCATCAATCGTTCTGCAACTATTTCAGCCGTAACAACTCCACCATTTTCTTCTACTCTAGTTTGAAACATATAGTCATCATTATAATATAACGCTGCTTTTTCTAAAGCTTTAGTGTTGTTTCTCAATATACGTAAAGCAGCTATGAAAGATGTAATACGTGAGAATGATTCCATAGTATTAAATGCTCCACCGATTACTGTGTTTTCAAAACTTCTTACAAAATTCTTTTGCCTTTCTTGCATACTCAAACCAGTTACTCCTGCACCTGTTGCCATTCCTCCTTCTAAGAAAGCCATACCTTGTTTTAATGTACCATTCGCAATAGCTTCTGCCACCGCGTCTCTTACATCAGCAGGTAATACTGAAAAATCTAAAAATGCATCTTCATATTGTAACTTACCACTCTTACTAAGACCAGTCAATGCACCTGCCCCCTTGACCAACATAGCAGCAGTATCTGATAAAGCTTTGCCCATTTCTTTTCCTGTTTTTACTGTACCGCCAAACTCTGAAAGTGTAGGCGCAGTAAATTGTACGGCACTCATAAATTGTAATAGTGCAGATGATAAATTACCACCAAGGTAATACCAGAAACCCAATCTTCTAAATGATGCGTATTCATTTACAGGATCTTCTACATAACTGAAAAACGAATTAACCATTTTTTCTAAGTTAGGATCTTTTGTTTTTGGATCTCGAGCTGCTTTGATTGCATCGTTTTTAGCCTTATGTGCTTTACTTAAAAATCTATTTCTTGCAATAGTGCCAGAAGCCATCATAATAAACTGTGCATATGCTCTACTATAGTCACCACTATATCCAGGTACACCAGCTAGTCCAACTGATTTATCTCTGGCTGTGTAGAATTGATCACTGTTAGCTACATATTTATTTTTATCTATAATGGATCTTAGTTCTTTAGATATTTCATTATAATTTTTTGCACTAGAGGTAGATAAATATTGTGCTAATCTATCTATAGAAGGTAATGCGTCTTTTTTAGTTGCAGATATAAACTGTCTTTCTAATGCAAATGCATCATCTATTCTTGCTGCTGGAGTAACAGTAGCTGTTGGATAGTTTATTCTGAGTTTACCGTAAGCATCATTTGCTTCTTGTTTTGATTCAAAGTATTGATACCATATTAAATTACCTTCAAGATCTTTTACAGATATGTAATAGTTTCCGTAACGCATCAATGGTGCGTAATCCATAGCTGCATCTCGTCTAGTAATTTTAGTTGCTTCATTAACTAAAGCTTGCAGTCCACTATCTTTAGAACCTAATAATTCTATTGCTTTTACTACATCAGAAACACCATCTGTTTCATTTAAGTATGCAGTATATCCACCTCTTCCTTCTCCAATAGATGCTAATTGATTACGTAAAAATGTAAGATCTTCTAATGACATGTTTTCTACTAATGATTGGATTTGTTCTCCACTTAAAACATTTAAATCAGGTAAACCTGCTGTCCCATATTTGGATAATAATTTTATTGTATCAATTAATTGTTCGTCCATACCTGTTCCAACTATAATACTTTTTAACATTTCTTTGTTAACCATTCCTGTTAGAAGAACAGAATCCATATAAGCGTCTGCCGCATCGCCTGTTAATATAATAGTTTCTCCTGCTTTTAAATCTAAATCAGAAGCTCCTGTATCAGCGGGTGCTGTAAATATAATTTGTCCGTTTCTGTTTGGTCTATATACACCACCTGTCATCTGTGCAATGTCATGTGCTTTATTAATTCTATCATTTACAGTTGGATCTTGCTTAATAAGATAGTATCTTTTTGACATATGAAAAGACCAATTTGTTTGCAATGTTCTAGTGTATCTATCTATGTTTACAATCGCGTCATATAAAGGTGTAAAGAAAGGTATGTTTGTTGCGGCTATATTTGCATGACCAAAAAATCTAGCCCATACACCAAGCTTTTCTACTTTATCATAGTCACCTATACCTTTAGATAATTTTTCTAATTGATTAGCAACGTTTCTTTTTTGTTGTCTGTTAAAGGGGGCAGGATTATCACCTGGTCTAGCCCCTGGGTCTGGATAAAATTTTGTTTCATAATTGTACTGTATTGGATTACCTTCTTTGTCTACAATATAAGCATCAGATTTTGTTGCGTCTCTGTTTTGTCTATCTCTGTTTCTGTTTCCTATAATACCAGCGTCCATTGCATTGAATATATCTGTTGGAGTTTTAAACCCAGTTCTAGTTAATGCGTTTGCTAAAGATACTAAGTATGTTTTTAATCTTCTAAAAACTCTGCCAATACCTGTGCCAAAATGTTTTGCTTCTATCATGTAATATGCAAAAGCATGTGCAATAGCTTCTTCTCTTTGTTGTTCTAAAGTTAAATTACCATAATCTCTTTTTACATTGAATTGATCAATCCACGTATCATCTGCTGCTTTGTCTAATATTCTTTTTTCTTGTGGAGTTACTAAACCTAATTCAAACATAGCATGTATTGTTTCGTGATGTAAAGTAGTTTCATAGTATGGCAATAAGTCAGACATATTAGGTTCTTTACCAGCCGCTCTCATTTCTTGCACTATCATTATAGCATCGTGATGTTTTAAAGCTACTTCTATTGCTCTTTGATTTACTAAAAATCTACCTGCGTTGCCTACTACTGCCCCGTTGTCATCTAAAAATTGTTTTATTACGGTTAAATCTACATCTTTTAAACCTAATCTTTTTAATTCTTGTTTAAGATATGCTTCTACTTTTAAAGCGTTTTCATAAAAAGCATAAGTTATTCTAGGCTCAGGGCCTTTACTTACTTGCCATTTTGATAATTTAGCAAATATGTTTCTTCGTTTAGTTATAGTTTCTTTTTGTTTTAATCTTTTCTCTAAAGCACTTAAACCTTTTACAGTTGTAAAGTTTTCCCAATTTGTTATAGGTTCTATATTTAAAGATGTAAGTAATTGATTAAATCTAATACGTTGTTGTGTAGCTCTATTTATTAAATTTTGTAATGCAGCAATTTTTTGATCGGCTACTGCTTTTACAGATGGTATTTCTGATTTATACTCTAGACTGTTTTTTAATTCTTGTATAGTTCTTTCAGCTTGTCTGATTGCAGTAGGACTGGCAATAGGTATATATGATATTGTGCCTTTTGGTGAAAAAGGATTTTCTAATAAATGATATCCAATGTTAGCCCAACGTTTATATTCTATACTGTTCTTTCCATATTGTTCAAGCTTTGCTTTTTTAGCTTCTACAAATCCTGAGTACCAAGGAGATCCTGCAATCTTCCAACCATTTTTATTTAACCTTTCTTGTAGTATTTTAATTTCTCTTATTCTTTGAATAGGATCTAAATTAAATACATAGTTAGGATCTGTGGTAGTAGGATCAGCTAAGTTAACTCCAGTTATACTAATATATTCAGATTCAGTAAGAGGATTAATTGTCTCTACTTGTTCACCGATTACAACTTTTTCTTCTCTTAATGCTGGCGTAAATACATCTTCATATCTTCTTTTGTTCTTAATTATTTTAGATAATTTTTTTCTACCTACAGTTGTATTACCCTCTACCGTAGTGTCATTTATTAAATCGTTTACATAATCCAAACCAAGCGGCCCATTAAATCCTAAATCAGATAAAGCAGTTCTATCTTCTGGACTAACATAGTTTGTATTTATATTATCCGCATCTTCAACGAATAGTTTTCTTCTGTATGCTGACCATCTTTTAGAAATAGCATCTCTAAGTTCTGCCCCTTCTTTACCATCAAACGTTGCAAAATCATTATCTAAAACTATAGGTTCTATTTCTGTGTCACCTTCGTTTATTTTTTCTTCAGCTTGTCTAGCTTCTTCTCTTTGATATTCTATTTCGTTTGCAATACTTTCTATTTCTTGTTCTTTATTTATGCCTGTTATGTCAAAATAATTATCTACTTCTGCATCTGTACCATCTTTGATGTATCCTAAACTAATTAATTTTTGTTTAGCTTTTGTATACTTTGTTCTATTTTCTGGATTGTTTTGTAAATCAATGTCTTGACTTTCATCATATAAAAAACCAGATTTAGATTTTTTAGATGGGTCTACTACTTGATTTAAAACTGTAACATTACTTTGTACTTGTGTTTTAGGAATAGAGATTGCAACGTTTGCGTCTCCATCAACACCTATAGGTTTTTCAAACTTAAATATAAAATCAGTTTCTCCTGTATCTTTATTTTCTGCTGTTCCTTCTGCTGTAAATATATCTTGTTCAGTAAACAATGGATTAACAGGGCCAATAAATTCTGGATTTACAGGTGGTGGTTTTATCTTAACTCTATCACCTGGATTAAAATCTACCTCACTAAATGATTCTTCATTAGCTTCATAATCAGCTACATAACCGTTATTAAAAAATTGTTTACCACTGTAAAAACCTTTTAATTTTTTTCTTATAGGATTTATAACACCAAATCCATAACCTCCAAAGAAACCCGCAGCACCTGCTTCACCTATTCGTTTTACATAATCAGTATTTAAATAAGTATCTTCAAAACCTTTACCTTCTTGTAAAAAATCTGCAGCAGTTACGTTAAGAGTTTCTTGTATAACTTCCGCCCCTGCTTCTCGTACACCTGTTTCAAGAGTAGATTTTGCTACATCTTTTAAGAAAGTTCTGCTAGCAATTTTGTCTTTTAATGCTTTTTTAAAACCTTTTTCTTTTAATATAGCTGATTTAAATGTTGGTACTTTATTTAAAAATACTCTTGTTGCACCTAGGTACCGTTCTGCTACAGCGTATGGAACACCTAAAGCAAAAGCGTACATAGCAACAGGATCTCCTTCAGGGCCAGCTGCATCAATAAGTTCTCCGTAAATATCTCCTACACCAAATAAAAAAGAAGATGCCAAGAAACCACCAGTCGCCCCAGCACCAGTTCCTAAAGGCCCAACTATACTACCAAGTCCTGCACCAGTTAAAGTTGCTAACGCTATAGGAGCACTTGTTACCAAAGTCTGACCGCCAACAGAAGCTAAGTATTTAGCAAATGCTTCTAATTGATTAGGATCGTTTAATACTTCTTCAACAGTAGTTGGTCTTGGTAAATATATTTTATTACCATCTTGATCCACTTCTCCTGTGTCTCTAAACATGTAAGCTGCACCATCTAATTGATACTGCCTAAATTTTTCCATAGCTGCTTGCTGTGTTTCTTTAGCACCAAACACATCAGCGGTTGCTGCTTTAATTGCAACACCAACTTGTTTTAAAAAATTGTAATTAGATTTTAATGAGGAAGTAAATGCATTATCATTTACATTGTCTTCTATAAATAAAGGAACTGGTTCAAGTCCATACATATAAGCATAGCCTTGATTAGCCATGGATTCTGCAAACTCAGGTGACTTTAAATAATTCATCATAAAGTCAGACGTTGCATCTGCATTAAATTTTACACGAGGTGCCCCTGGTGTATCAAATGTAATATACTTTACTTCTTCTGCCATGTTCCTTACAAAATGTATTCAGGGGTTACCCCCTTAGTTATTTATTAGTTTTGCGTAGCGTCAATCTCATTCATAAAATCTTTTTGAGTTTGACTTGTACCAGCGCTTGAGCTTCCGCCCAAAATATTAAAAATTTCGTTCTGCAAATTGTTAATTAAATTTTCCATGTTTGATCTTTGTGTTTCATCTTCTAGAAAAACTAATTTTTCTTGTGCTTGAGTTATAGCACTCATGATGCTTGTTACTTGACTGCCTAAACCTAGACTGGTCATTCTGTCTTCGATGAAAGCAAAATACTCTGGAGTATTTGGTGATAGTTTACCTTGCTGTACCATTGCATTTGCAGCTTCTAATGCTTGTTTATAAGAGCTAGAAGCAAACTGTAATGGGTTCGCATCTTTTCTAGCTTTAGCTATTTGTGCTAAATTTTCTGCCTCTGCTTTTGCTTTAGCTGCAGTTAGTCCTTGACCTTTTTGTGAACCTACTATTAAATCTCTTGCCAAACTTCTAGCTTCTCCTGGGTCTGTAGGTCTACTAATTTCTCCACCTATAGTACCAAGTTGATCAAAAAACTTTTCTCTAGCATCTGCATCTGTTTTTAATGTTTCCATCATCTTACCAAAGAATCCTAGATTGTCTAATCTTTTTTGTTCAGCTTCCATATCTTTTTTAAATTGTAAATTACCTAATCTGTTTTTCATAAAGTCATCAAAGACAACTTTGTTAGAAGTGCTAGCAGGTAAAGGTGGTAATCCCTCTACTATACTTTTATATGTAGCAGATGCATCAGTTAAATCTACACTATCTTTATCATTCTTTTGAAGTGGTACTTTTTTTATATTCTTAACATCTTCACCTTTTTTAATTAACTTACCATCTTGATAAACATCTCCCTTTTTATCTACTACAATAGACTTAGGATTTGTTACATCCTCTACTTCAAGACCAGCGGTGTTTGCTCCAAATAAATCTAATACGTTCATTACTTAACCTCCTTTGCCAAATATGCTTCCATAAATGTTAGCACCTTGCATACCCATGCCAAGTAATTGACTTAAGAATGGTGCAGGTCTTTGAGCTGGTGTTTGATCAGTTTGCGTTACTTTTGTCCCATATGGTGCCCCTCTTATTATGTCAGAAACAAATCCAAGTTGTTGTTTTGGATATTCTCTTTCTTGTAAGAAGTCTGTATAACCAATATCTATTGCCTTTTGACCAAGATCTCTTTGTAATGCACCTATACCTGATAGAGCTGCAATGTCTTGTGTATCGGCTACTTGTCCTGCCGCTGCAGTTTTAGCCATTACGTTTGCAGAAGTTGCTTGTTGCTTTCTATCTTGTTGTGCTGCTTTTAATGCAGTTTCGTATGCTGATGCTTGTGCTTTGGTATATAAATCTCCTAAACCTTCTTGCAAATTCTTTTGTCTTTCTGCTTCTAATACAGCGAAACGTGTGTTGTCTAATCCGCCAGCACCTACAGCTTTAGCTGCTATGTCTTGTTGTTCTCGCATTGATTGATCTCTAAGTTTACCTGCGGCTACATCTGCAACGTTAGTCATGTAATCTGTCATGTAAGGACTGACTGAAGTTAAAGCTGGAGCACCTGATGCAGTCGCTGCAGTAAATGCTTGACCTGTTCTAAGACCTGCAACACCTTGCGTGTCTCTAACTCTTTGCATAGCATCTAATTCATCTTGTTGAAATCCAGCAAGTCTTGGGCCTGTATATGGTACAAATCCTTCTTTAGCTACATCCATAGCTGAACCTATTATTTGCGCTGTTGGTTCCGCAATGTATTTAGGTATTTCGCTTGTTGTTATACCAGTTGTTTCTACTGGTGGTGGATTTTTATCCCCAAATAAAAAACTAAATATTGACATTATGTTATACTCCCCCCTAAAGACTTTTCAACATCTCCACTGTAAATTACATTTCCATCTTCATCAAAAAACTCATCTTCATCTTCTCCTAAAAATTCTCTTCTTCTTTTAACATATTGTGCAAAAGGTTCTAGTTGATTAAAACCGCCTTGAGTTGCATACTGCATAGCCTCTGCCGCATCTTTTGGTGAAGTGGTGAATCTTCTTCCTACAGGAACTTCTTGACCCTCAAACATCATAGTGCCTGGTACGTCAAAAGCGCCCGCATATTCGCTTTGATCTTTTTCTTCTTTTTCTTCTGCAGGTTTTTCTATAGGTCTGCCCCCTCCTTGTTGAGGTCGTTGACCATCTTTCTTTTTATTAACTAACATTCTAGCTTCATCTATTTTTCTATTTAAAGCCATAGCTTCTTTATATTGTTGTGAATCTTTTCCAAAGTCTTTAGCTATTTGACTTGTATCTTTAAATTGAACTTTAGATAAATCTTCTATGTTGCCTGAAGTTGCAGGCATGCCTGTAGCTTTGTAAAATTTTTCTGGTGCAAATCTTTTTAATAAATTAAAAAACTCTGTACGACCACCGATAGTATCTTTTTTAATTTTTTCCATTAAACCTTCTTTAGTCATGGTATCGTCTTCTCTTTCTAATCTTTCTTCTTTAGGTTTGAACGCGCCGCTAAATCCTTTTGTTAACATTTCTAAGAATGGGCCAAATTCAACGTTATCTGTTAACGGTTCATACTGATTTATAAGATCTTCATATTGTTTATATACATCACTATCTAAAAATGTTTGCTGTGGATCATCTGATTTTAAAACTGTTTGAGCAAATGTATCGCCGCCTGGGCCTGCTTGTATTAATTTTTTAAATTCAGTACTATCTCTATCTGTAATACCACGCGCTGCCATCTCTGCATCTGATACAACATCTGATCCTGTTCTATCTCTAAACTCTTGTTTCTTCTCTTGACCTTCTTGAGTGGACACATCTATCTGAACATCTTTTATACGTTCTTGCGCTTGTTTTGCTTGTTGAGGTGTGTAACCAATATCTGTTAAGTAATCGCCTTCATCATAAGATGGTATACCTTCAGGCCCTTCATGTGGTGTGCCAGGATTTAACATAGCTAATATTCCTTTTTCTTCATCTGTTATATAAGCCAGTGATGTTTCGGGATTGTCTGGGCCAGTTTTTAAATTAGTAGGGAGTGTTTTTACTTCTTGTCTATTTTCGGTAAAGTTACCTGGAAATTTTGCAGCCGCAAGTTGTTCTTCTATTTCAGCTTCGGACATTCCAGATTGTATCATTTTTAATATAGTTCTAAAATCAGATGGATCAACAGCTGTCATTTCTTGAGCATCTCTTTGTGAACCAAAGGTTGACTCATATAATTGTTGAATACCCATAGAGTCCATTTGTCTTATCATATTAGGATCAAATCCTTGTCTTATTAGTTCTCCTGCCATGATATTTATAGTATCACTTTGTGCCATTTTATCTAGGTTTTTAGTAGCAGACTTCATAAATGACGGCATATCTTTATCAGGTTCAGGTAGTTTATACATACCTCTAGTGCCTTTATTTAACATCTTATTTAATAATGCAGCTGCTCCTCTTGGGGCTTCTTCTTGTCTCATAATTATATCTCCAGGACTTACGGGGCCTGCTAAACTTTCTATACCTGTAGCCATATATGTATATTATACTCCATTTTTATACGAATGTAAAGGGGGCAACTAAGCTCCTTTTATACTATCGCTTATTTCCATGACAGAAACCAAGACATTTGCTGGTTGCACCGAGGTATCTATCTTTAATATATCAGCTGATTCTAAAACAATCGGCCCACCGCTCGTAGCATCGACTGTCTTTTTAGTTGCAAAATCACTAGATGTAAAATGATTAATGGTGTGTGTTGCACTAGCACTGGAGTCTGTTACTTTGACATCCACTGTGCCACCACCACCTGTTGTGTTATGAATTGTAAATGTTTTAACTATTGCTGTAAATTGTATCAAAGTTGTAGAAGTTGGACAGGTATATATCGTTTGATCAGAACCTGTTGTAGTCACAGACTTTACTGAATTTTTGTATTGTATAGCCATTAGTTTAGAAACCAATTCATTGATCGTTGTTGATCTTGATCAGCAATCTTTACAGGTATCTCACCTTCTGAAGCATCGCGTAATCGTAGAATATTAATCAAAGCATCATATGTTCTAGCGAATACAGAATTGTTATTTCTTTCTTCGTATGATAACTCTGGGTATACTCCCTTACTAAATAAACTCATTATCTTGTTCCGTCTGCTTGTCCTTCAGCTCTCCAAGTTCCAAGTCTCCAAGATGTATCTGCTGCATCTGAAAAATATTTTACTTGAAATGATCTGCCTCTAGAACGTAAATTTAATTTGGTTGTTGAAGATGATAGTGTAAAAGGCCCTTTGGTTATCTCACTACCATTAGGATACCTTTTTGATTTCATTTGAAATTTTATTTGAGAACCTGAAAAGAATGTAGTGTCAGGTATAATTCTACTCATAAATATTAAGTTATCACCATTCTCATCACCATTAAAAAATCCAGTTTCAACTGAAGCTGCTAATGCTGATGTATTATCATTGACTCCGTTCTCATGCTCAAATACATTGCCTGAAGAATCTGTAGCTAATGGGAACTCTTCTATATCTGAATCTGTCCAAGCAGTTCTAACTAAAGAACCTATAGCCCAAGTATTATCCACGTAATTATAAATTACATAGTTTGTTATTTCTGTATTAGTTCCTGATGGATAAAACCACCACACTTCTTGAAACTTAGTATTGACTGCGGCAAAAACTTTTTCTCTTTGTATGTTATTTATATTATCAAATACTGTAGTTCTTACAGGACATTCTAAAGTTTTAACTGCACCATCGTAAACATAGAAGTTATCTAAACCCATCCAGTATGCTAAACCTTCAACCATACCAGGAGCTTTAGGTGCCAAAGAACCTGACGCCTCACTGAGTTGTTGGAAAGAAAATGTGAATGGTGGGCCTACGAACTGCATACTATATAAATCTCTATCAGTCCAAACATACATCTGACCACGACCTTTTGTAGCAGAAACTATTCTACTACCTGTTCCTAGTTTTTGTGAACCTGATGTATTAGTTATATCAGCATTCCATGTAGATAAACTTTCTTGTGAAGAGAAACGAATTGTTGTTTCATCAAAATCTGTAGATCCTTGTGGATTACAACCGAATACACAAATGTGTCTATCTGGTGTAGATACTAATACTCTACCAGTTTTAGTTGGTATTTGTGTTGCGTCACCACTTAATGTGTTAGTTACATAGTGCGATAAAGTTACACCTCTGTAAGTAGAAGCGCCTGCCAAGAATGCACTAATGTCAAAATAATATATAGTGTCTGTACCGTCTGCTGTAGAAGCTATTACGTCTTCACCAAAAGAATCGAATGACCATACTCTAGGTTCTAATACAATACCAGCTGCGATTGTTCTAGCTGTGCCCCATGTAGATAATGCATAAGTTCCAGCACCCCAACCAAATCCTGTTGTAGCATCTGATGGGCCATTGTTTGTTAAATATCTTACTGTAACTGTGCCACCACCTGATGTAGATCCTGATGATGCTGTGCCTGATATACTACCTGTGCCCCCTGAGACTGCTGTTATATTATAACTGTTAGCTGTTAAAAATTCTACAAAATATTCACCAGCTGTAATTGTAACTCCGTCTGTGGTTCCTGATCCTACAGATTCTATTACGACTCTAGATTGAGGTGTTGTGCTGGTAACTCCGTGATTGGCATCTGTGACTGTGACAGTGCTACTACCTGCTGATCCTGTGGTAAAAGGATTTGACAGAGTTTGAGTATCTGTTCTAAAAGGTGTAATGTCATAAACAGAATCACCAAATTCCATGAAAACATGTGTACTTGTGCCATAAAAATTAAATTTTTTACCAGTAGAATCTCGGTGATTGAAGATAGATCTACATACTCCAGATAAAGTAGTAGAACTAAAAGCTTCTCTTTTAACCCAACCACCTATTTTTTCAGGAGCACCTTTTCTAAATCTTATCTTGTCTGAATCAGTGTATCTTAATCCTGCTTGATAATCCGTAATGTCTGTTACAACTCCCGCAGGAGCTGTTAATTTGACCAAGGGCATAGTTTTCCTTCGTTTAAATAAATTAGCCCTTCTAATTTACCATGTTTTTACGTAATATTCAAGCCTTCTGGACTGCAAAATTATAGGCTAAAGTTATTCTAGATTCATCTAATGGGTGCTGTTCAACTGCATGGTGTATATGACTTCTAAATATTAGCAGTTTTCCTTCAACAGATTCATGTGTGACATGAGCATATGGGTCTTCTTTATTGTATTGTAACTCAACCATATCTTCTACTGGCGATTTAAACCACACTTTGCTGCCTCCTTTTGGTGACTTCAAGAAGTATATAACAGATAATGCAGAGCCTGTATGTAAATGAAACTCTTGAAAATCTCCTTTATTGTATATATTAAACCAACCATTCTCTGGTTTAACATTAGACTTAATATAATTACTACCCATATATTCTCCTACTTTACCAAATATCCAGTTGTGTAAATCAGCAAATGTTTTATCTTCAAGTAGATTATAATCTGTGTGTATTGTGTTATAAGTCTTATTAGCTAACCAACCTTCGCCACCTGCTTTTGTTCTATTTTTTATTTCTAAACATCTCTTTACTAGTTTATCTTTTATATTTTTATTGTTTTCGTTTAACGAATATCCAATACCCGTAGCAAAAAATTTCTCTGTTATTACTTCCATTTAAGTCCTCCTACTGCAACTCGTTTACTTAGTGTAGATTGTAATCCTTCATGTTCTATATTAGCATCAAATACAACTAGCTTACCTCTTTTAGGTTTTGTGCTTATCACTTCATTGTCTCGGTAAAATACCGTATCACCATCAGAATCATTTAGATAAAGTATGAATGATCTATCTTCGTATTCCTCATGGTTGTGAACATCTTGATGACCTCCTTCAAAGTATTCTATCAAATGCATGTGATCAAAGTTGTATTCTTCTAATTTTAATTCTTTAACTAACTTTGAATGTAGTGTAGGATACAAAACATTACCAGTCTGATATCCGTTTTGTGTTTTATTTTTTGTATTTCTTATTTCTAATATCGGAGTTCGAGCTTTCCAATATTCTAATAAATCTAACAACTCATTAATTAGATCGTCGTTTTCTATACGTGTTACTTTAATCATTTTTTAAAATATTGTGGTAATCCTAAGAAGGGTCTTGTATCATACATATAATTTTTATCATCGGTAAAATGAAAAAATACTTGTGCACAATCATCTCCTTCAAAGACATCTCTCCAATGTTCTAACTCACATCCTCTATACATTAACATATCACCTGGATTTAAATTTACTTCTATGCCTTTCTTATTTTTTTCACCTGATGGTTCTAAATAAATGGGCCACTCATCTCCTCCTATGTTCATCGTTGTAGAAATTTTACATGATGGTCTATCTTTATGTCTTTTTAAGACATCACCTTTTTTATATATTCTGTAGTATGTGTAAGTAGAATATAAATTTAATTTACTTTCTTTTTCTAATATAGGTCTTATATCTTTTTCTAATAGTAAATCAAATACTGGATCACCATACATTCCATATGTTTGAGGTACTTGACGATCACCAAACGTTCCATGGTCTACAGTAAAGTAAGTTATATATTTAGTTTCAAATTTAAATTTAGCAATGTTTCTTTGCAGTAACATATACTGGTAAAGAAAATTAGCAAACTTTTTATCTATTGCATTTGGTACAACTAAATAATTATCTTCTGCAAAACTCATACAAAATTTTTTCCTCTTAACCATGACACTGCTGAGTATCTAACACCTTTGGTGACTGGCATAACTTTGTGCCATAGAAATGAAGGAAATACTACAAGGCTTCCTTTTGGTTTTAATTCAGAAACAGTTAACTCTTCTGCTGGTTTAATAACATTTGCATTACTTAACATAAAATTACCACCTTCGTATTCTGATGGATCGCTTAAAGATATTACAACTGATAACTTTCTGATTGTGTCACCATCTGAATTAAAATCATAATGCCAATCATAATGTTGTCCTGGTTTATATTCTGTGAATTGAACTGGCTCAGATTTTTCGTACTGAAAATTCCAACCAGCATTTGTATTGGCTTCATGTACGAATGGAAATATTAAACCATATAACCAATCTTCATCTATCCAAGAGATGTTTGAATTTCTAATTTCTAAATTTTGTTTAGCTGGGTCTGTATTATCACCAGCTAATGCTACATCTAGTTTTTTATCTTTGCCTACTTTTATTATATCTTCACAAATATTGTTTGGCATGGCTTGGTTAAAATACCAATAATTATAATCTAATATCATATTAACTCCTTGCTTTCAGGTAGATATAAATAGTCTATTGCAGATTGTTCAACTACATTCTTTGCATCTTTTAAAGTTTGTACAATAGGATAACCTGCTATGTTGAATGAAGTATTAAATAATATTGGAATCTGTGTTAGATTGTAAAATTCTTTTATCAAATCATAAAAGTTTTTGTTTGTCTCTCTTCGCAAAGTTTGAACTCTACATGTACCATCTACATGTGTTATAGCTGGTATCAAAGATTGTTTAGATTTAATTACATCTACGGCATACATCATAAATGGTGACTCAGTTTGTTTACCTAGATCAAACCAATCTTTTGCATACTCGTACAAAACTGTACCTGCGAACGGTCTAAACCATTCTCGTTTCTTTACTGTATTTACTTTGTCTTTACCATTAGGATTGGCTGGATTGTGTAATATACTTCTATTACCTAATGCTCTTGGGCCTGATTCAGATGCCCCCTGAAACACAGCAATTATTTTATTTTCTGTTAGTAACTGTGCAACTTCTTTATGTGTTACGACCATAATATATATTCTCCTGTTTTCTAATTGTCATATCTTTTGCTTCACCATGATACAACATCTTAGCTGCTCCCATTGAAGTTCCTGCATCGTTAGATAAAGGTTCTATATACAAAGAAACATCATCTGGTAACGATTTCATTATATCATAATTGGCTACGCAATTCAAGAAGTAACCACCACTCAAACAAACCTTTTTTGTCTTGGTTTTCTGTACCCAATCTAACACATATTCTTTTACATGTTTTTGAGTTTCTGTTTGTAAGGCATATGCAAAGTCTGCTCCAGCTTGAAAGTTATCTCTAGCTAAATCCATGTATGGATAATTTTTATTATTAATAAACATTTTAGTTAGATTGTCATCTATATAAAAAAGTCTATTATTTAATTTACCATCTGTGTATATTGGCGGAACGCATTCATTAGGTTTGCCATAACTAGCCATACCCATAAGTTTGCCAGCGTCCATATGTGCAAAGCCAAAAAATTCAGAGCTGTGACCAAATGCTTGAGCTGGACTAATATGATTACTGACATGTATCCTGCTATCTATATCTACTTTACCTGTTACTTCTGTAGGATAGCTTACGTGTTTTTCTAATAATTCAAAAGATGCTGGATAAGAACCTTGAAACACTGATGTGTGTTCTCTGCCATATACTCTTTGATCATCTAGTTTAAAGTAAACTTCTGAACCCATACCATCTATAACTATACATAAAGCATTTTCAAAACCTGAGTTGTAAAAACTACAAGCAGCATGAAGTTGATGATGATGACTACTTAAGTCTGTAGTCTTAAATGGTTTACCTTTGAATGAGCGAGATAAGTTATCTACAAGATGTGTAAATATATCTTTGCCTTCCCAATAATCTATATCTTGTTTAGAGAAAGCTGCTATACCTAATCTGTCTATGTGATCTACATACTTAGTTATTTCTAACATAGCATGTATTGGAAGACAGTCGTATTTTATTTTTGTTAATCTTTCGTTTTCTAAATGCAGTAAGACTTCACCATCTTTAACTAAACAAACAGAAGCGTTATGATTACGATTTATACCTAAACAAATCACGGAATAGTTATACCAATAGATAATTTTTTATCTGTTGTTTTAGTCACCTCGTGTCTTGTAAATCTAGGAATTAATAAAGTATCATTGGCTTTTAGTGTAACTTCTTCATTACTAACTAACCAATGTCCTGTTCCGTATATTTGTTTAACGACCACATCAAAGTCGTGTTCATGCACAGTGTAACTTATTTTCTGCCCCCCTGGCTTGGCAAAAACAAAGTTTGCATTTACTGTATCACCTACTAGTCTTTTGCAGATTAAATCTAATTCTCTTAATTCTTTTGTTAAATCTAGTACACTATTTAACACAGTCATAAAACCGTTGTCGTAATACTTTTTCCATTCTTCATAGACAAAGTAACCATCGTAACTATAAAAAGGAAATACTAATATGCCACTGCTATTTAATATTTCTACACCGTATTGACCCCATGGATATTTTAAAGGCCATCGTTTTCTTATTTGTAAAAGATCTAATACATCATCTTCCTTTAACGGAATATGCAAGTCTCTTAATTCTTGTTCTAGTTTATTTAAATACACACACTCTCCTGTAAAAGAGGGGGCAGTCTCCCACCCCCAGTGTTAGTTTATCCTGATGTTGATTTCCATCTTCCTGCTTCAATTCTGTCGAATACATCTTTTTGATTCCACATGCCTGGAGCTATAAAGGTTACGCCTGGAACAGCAGCTTCATGTATTACTACTTTACCACTACCTCCATTTCCACCACCTCTATTTGGTGAGTTACCTCTTGGGTGACAAGAAGAACCTGCTCCTCCACCACCTCCACCTGTATTATCTGAACCGTTTGATCCGTCTGCGTCTGTTCCACCAGCACCAGCTCCACCTGGGCCAGCACTACCGCCTGCTGTGTTACCTTTTACAGTGCCACCTCCACCACCGCCTGCAACAGTAGCTGAATAATTTCCTACATTGTATGGGGAACCGTTTCCACCGTTACCACCTCTACCTGGTTGAGATCCATTACCGCCTGTTAGGCCGTCGCTACCAGCGCCACCGCCTCCGCCAGATCCTGAACCACCAGATGGGCAAGTGTTTCCACCTGATCTATCTCCACCTGTGTTACCTTGACCTGGTGCGTTTGGAGATGCACCTGGGCCAGTAGAAGCTCCGCCTCCGCCTGATCCTCCATTTTGAGGAGGGGCATTAGAACCGCCTCCACCGCCTCCGCCACCGAAAGCTGTGTATGTTGTACCACTTGCTATAACTACAGAGTACCTCCATTAGA